GTCGCAAGTAGGACTCGTCTGGTCTTCCATCGAAGAAGCTGAAAAAAGTGGAGGACTCTATTGGTATGACCCTGTAGAGGGAGTTGATACAAAACAGGGGCTCGATGTGGCAGAAGCGGCGCATATGCTCACAGAGCTGGCTGCCTATCTCGTCAAATAAGGCTATGCAGAGCGAGTCCTATCTCGTGAAATAGGCCATGCAGAGCCCGTCCTATTTAGTGGAATAGGCCATGCAGAGCCCGTCCTATCTCGTGAAATACACATTGCGCAGCCCATACTCTCGCATACACTTCTGCAAAAGTACCGTACACTCTGGACACGGCTGTGAATATTTGAATTCCACTTCTGCGTCCCTTGCCACATTTCCAAGGCGCATAACATACATATCCGCCCCACGAAGCTTTCGCGTATCCCCCAAAGTACGCAGAACATTTCTCTCTGCATGAATATAGTTTTGCGAGCCTCTCGATGCAGCACCGTTGCTTCGAGAGGCTAGTTTATTTGTCGCTTCTGCAAGAATCTTTCCCCGTTTCACAATAATCGCTATATGTAATTTGGTAGGGTGGGCCGCGGGAAGTCTCGACGTCCTCGGGTCGCTCAGAAACTGGTCAAGGAGAGATGGCCTCTGTACACCACACTCCCCTAAATAGGGTGTGTAATGCTCAGGACTATAACTCGTAAAAGTAGGAAACATGCTTATCTGCCGTCATGCGCAATCGCCGGTTCAATTTTTAACATTTCCATCAAGAGCTCTTTATCAACTTGAAGTTTCTTAGCAAGTCGCGAGAATCCTCCTGCAGAAGTAAGAATCGCTTTCGCTCCCGCCAATAAAAGAAGGTCAAAAAGAGCATTTTTTAATAACTGTTTATCCTTGGATCCAAATTTCAAATGAGTTGCATCACACTTATTTTCCGTACAATGTTTATTATCTCGAAATGCTGAATCTGTATGTATTATTTGCGGATATTTTTTCCTTAAAGAAGTTAAAAGCGCGGGATTATCACTTGCAACAAAAACGGTTACGCCAGGAAACTTTTTTATAAAACGGTCAATCTTTTCTAAAGAGGCTTTTCTCGGATCCTTAGAAGCAGTAGGTGTTTTAATAATAATATTTGATTCTGCAAGAGTTATTCCTCTTATATTATTATCAATGGTAATGCTACGATCCGTTGCTCTTAAATGCATGGAGACATATTCGCGCGGTAGTTCAAGTTTTTTGCGGTACATATAAAACTGGTTTAAGAACTCTGGTGTAAATCGAATATACTGTAGGATTGGAAATCCATCTCCTCCAGACCCATTTGAATAAAGGAGCACTTTCTCGCGCGAATATGTCTTATGGAAATTAAATACGGTAGAACAACCCTTTCCAATCTTCATCGGATTTATTCTTGGTTCAAATCGTTCTGCTGGAAAGGCCGCAAGACGTTCTCGAAAGTTCGTATAGATTGGTACGGGAAACCTTGAGAAATCAAATACAGATGAAAGGTCTGTTGCATCATAGTTTCGCATTCTCAAAATAATAGAGCGTCCGTGTTTTCGCGCATAAGAAAGAATATGGGAAAGTTGGACCAGGCAGTCATTGAGGCCCCCCTGCGCGCACAAATAAATGAAACTCTCTCCTGTATTCTTGGCTTTCAGAGTAGTATTTGTGTTCACCCTGGTTTTGCGTGTTTTATTAGGGGCACCTCTTCCATGGCTGGACCCTATTGCTAAATTGATTATACGTCGCATCCTATAGAGGACTCTCTATTGGATACGCGGTATTATTCTGGTCATTGACCGGGAACTTACGTCATTAAGAACCCCCAAAGAGTATTTGCTCTACTTCTTAAAGAGGCTGAACTTGCCCTTCTTGGCCTTGTAGCCGGCCTTGACTAGGCGCTTGAGGGCCTTCTTGCCAGCTGCATGCTTCTTCCTGGAAACAATACGCCCCTTCTTTGTCTTCATCAGGTCCTTGCGTGTGAGCCCGCCACTAGTGTGCTTGGCCGTTCCGTGGTAGACCTGTGCCTTCGTCCCCACGGCGGGAGGACCCTTGCGTGTGCGGCGGCCACCACCCGTAGCGGGGGCAGCAGTGGCAGGGGCAGCAGTGGCAGGGGCAGAGTTTGTAGGAGGAGAGTTAGTAGGGGGGGAGTTTTTAGGAGGAGAGTTGGTAGGGGGAGAGTTGGTAGGGGGGGCGCTTTCTGCTTCTGCGGTGAACGTTTCTCCATCCATTCTATATATTGTGAACTTAGATTTTATTGCACCACCTTCAGAACCATTTCTTGCAGTTCTTCCATCTTCTCCAAGTTGTAAACTCCGGCAAAATGTACGAGAAAACATCCAGGCGACCATAGGGGTTGTCCAGGCAGACCCTGTAAATACGCATTAAACCGGATATGTTCTGCCGTAATCTCTGTTCTTGCCAAGTCTCCTGGAACTGTCTCTAATAGTCTAATCATTGCGGCATTCTCCCACCAAATATGATACGTGAGGTCTCGCTGCATGTCTACGCGCCTCCACCAATCTCTGAGCCAGGCCGAATTACGCATGAGCATATTTCCGGAATTTAGATGTCCACACGCGTCAATTGTCATCAAGAGGTCTTTATTAGAGGGCAATAAGGGGCATACTTGTTCTTCAAGGCGAAGAGCCGGATTTGTAATAACTACGTCTGCATCAGAGAGAAAAACCAGCTCTCCATCTTGAATGTTTTCGAGGACATCTAGAACAAATGCGACTTTTGACCATGGAATGGGCCTCTCACGGTCCCAGAACTCTTCGCCACCTTGTATATATGTATATCCATGAAGGGCGGCATATTCTCGTTTTGAATGTAGAGCACCTGCTAGGCTGGCCCGGAAGTCTGTTCCGATTGCTAAAGTTAATATGTGCATCTAGCGGTAATTTTGTGCCAATTCTTTACGCCGACTCTAGTAGATGTCTGGTGATGCAAAACAGTGTCCTTGGTGTGAGAGATGGGCTCTAAAAGATGCGGCGTGCAATTATATATTTGCATGTGGTCTGGAGACTGGTGGGGCGTTCAAAGTGGGCGAAGGATGCGGTCATTCGTGGTGTTGGGAATGCGGGAAGAAGTTCTGCTCACTCTATATTGACCCGGTCACTGGAAAAAAGGTCTCTACTGCGAGAGAGAATCATGGGGCGTGCTGTACTTCAGAAGAGGGATTTTCGCGGGAAACATATTGCTGCGGAGGACACAATAGTCATTGCGAAAAGCGCTGGTGAGCCGGGGAAAAATTGAACCGGCGGCGGCTGCGGGCTGATGATAAACCACATTATGACTTATACGTATCAGAAAAATGAGGCTGGCGAGTTTGTTTGCACTATCTGCAATGCAGTGAAGAAGAATAAGAATACTATGCACTATCATATGAAGAAGCATGAAGGTCATCTTCCTTTTGAGTGCAACATCTGTAAGAAGGAGTTTCTCCAATCACAGACTCTTGCAGTACATATGGCGGCAAAACATGCCAAAGAAGAGGCGGCTGCTCTTAAATGCCCCTGTTGCCCTTATAAGACTCTTACAAAGGCAAATCGGGTAATCCACTTTATTCGGAAACATTGCGCAGAAGATGTTGAGAAGCTCTCTGCAGTCAACCATACTTGCCCTACTTGCAATAAAGTCTGTAATAGTAATACGGCCTTCTTATATCATATGGCAAGTAGTTGTATTACGCTTGCTTCTACAGAGCGGCAGGGCCAGCTTACAGAGCTTCTTCAATAAAGAAGATTTGCATTATAACCTAGGATAATACATGTGGCAATCAATAGTGTGCCGACATCTTTTTTTATTGTTTTATGTCTGTAACATTCATTTGCGAAAACGATTGCCTCAATATAATATGATGCCGCAATAATATATGGATTTTTAGATAAACGCGCGCATCCATAAGTGAAAATCCAATAGGCGTAAAATCTCTCTAAAACGGGATTATCATATTCATAATCTTTAAGAAGCCTGAGATGAATTCGTTGAAGGGATTTTACATGAATGAATTTCAACATTGCTGCCGCGCACGCAATATCATATAGAGCATTGAGTTTAATAAAAAATGTTAATAGTATCATGTTATGACACTATGAATATTCTTTAGCCTTGTTTAAAGCTCATGAGAATTTAGAAATGTCTGTGAAATAACGATTAGTGTGTAGAGATGATAACCGAGTGCACCGAAAGCGGCTATAAGAAGCATTTCATAGGCGGGGCGCTCTGTTCTTTTTGCATAATAACCAATCCAGAGGATGAGGGGGCCAATAAGAAGTGCATGTATGAGATTTACCCATACTACCGGGGAAGCGGCCATGATACGAATGGCGGCCTTATAGCCATGAAAAATCATTATCAGAATGCCTGTACCGAATAAGACTGAATACATCCATTCAGGAGTTGCGGCGCGATTAAAGCCCACGTAGAGGAGAAAGGGGACGATTATTGCAAGATGTAAGAGTCCTATGAGAAGATGTGTATCCATCTCTTGTACCGTGTTATGCGAAAATAAAGTTTATCTTCTTTACTTTCGGATTTAGAATATATTTTGCTTTATGGGATGATTACTTCGTTCCCGCGGCTGCCTTTAGAGGTTTGAAGTAGGTGCTCACGAGAAGTATTACCGCAATAGAGCCAACGATTGCACCTACCTGCGAGAGTGATAGGAACTTCTTCATAGTACTGCATTCTCGTTAGAATATTTAGAGAGGGCTGGGCATGCCTTGAAAAATTAACATAGAATCTTCGCTTTATTATTTAATACGTAGACCATATGTCATGGCCCTTCAAGGATTATGATTTTCACGGCAACCGATACATAAATATTAAAGATACATCGGCGGAAGGTGGAGAAATAATGTGGTATGACAGGGAAAATATACATGACGGGAAAACGCCCACGGAATGTTTAGTATGTATTGAAGCAGAAAATGAAATGTACACGAAGTATGCACATCCAAAGGCGCATCTGCAGGCAACTGCACAAGCATCTATCACTGCAGAACTATTGGCAATAAAAGAAGCGACTACAGAAGACTACCTTGACTATTATATATTCTATTATGGAAGGGAATATAACAAGATATACAAGGAACTCTATAAAAAATACAAGGAGGAGTACAGTAAGATTGTACTAGGCAGGTCATATGACGAGGATGATAAGATATGCCCTTATCATCTAGAATCATTAGACTATCATTATAGGCTCAACTAATATTTTGTACCGTATTGTGCGCAAAAAGTTTCACACTCTTAACATAGGAGATGATTTACGCGAGTGGCATACTTTCTTTGATTATTCAGGTTGTAGTTGGAGTGATTGATTATTTGGCAATAAATATAGAATCAAGTGAAGCGGACGAGTTTTTAAAGGATTTGTTAAGAGTTGAACTTTTTGTGCAGGTGATTGAATTCATTTTCTACGTTTGGTTATTTTACTACTTCAACCGAGTATCGCGAAATATAACCCCGTATCGTTATTTAGACTGGTCATTTACTACACCTCTGATGTTGATTACATTGTCTGGATTTTTACAATATGATGGGGAGACGGTAAGTAGGTTAAGCGATTTTGTATGGAATAATGCGGGTTCATTGGTGAAAATAATATTCTTAAACGCGGCAATGTTACTCTTTGGTCTCATTGGCGAATTGGGCTACTTGTCCCCCTATTTATCTACGGCGCTAGGATTTATTCCATTCATTGTAAATTTCAACTATATCAAAGAGACATACTTGAAATCTTCGGAGGATAAGATTAAGAATATAGTATTTTATTGGTTTTTATTTACCTGGTCTCTATATGGTGTATTTGCTCTTATGAACTATACCATTAAAAATACTGGATATAACATATTGGACATATTTTCTAAGAACTTTTTTGGCCTCTTCTTGGCATACACAATATGGTCGAAATCGAGGAGGTAGGGGATTAAGGGCGGTCAAAAGGCAGACCCTTGCCGGCATGGCCGGCCTCTTCTGCTGAGGGTGCCACGCCACCTGCTGCCACATAATGTTCTGTAACCCAGGCCAGAATCGTTTCCATTCTGTTAGAGGACTTCTTGTCAACAACCTTCTTGTCTGCGACGATTAAGAAAGTGGGAATTGAATTTACATTGCAATAGCCAGGTGTATAGTTATTGGCGTCGACGTCACACTTGAGCCAGTTCACGCCGGGCAGAGCCTGCTCTAGTACATCGGGCTTGATAGACCGACATGCACCACACCAGCTGGCAGTGAAATAAATTACTGTAAAGTTGGGAAGGACCGTTCCAGGAGCGGGAGTTTGGAGACCAATAAGCTCTTCAAACTCGACTTGGGAAATAAGAAGCTTCATTATACTGTCGGGAAAGAATAGTCTTTCTTACGAAATGCCGCAAGGGTCGCACCCATTGCAGCGATGGCACCTATGATTCCTACAAACAGGGCTGATTCAGTATCTGTCATATTGCCTCCACCACTCTGGTTTTGAGAATTTACATTTGGTTCGAAACCATTTATAAGTTCTTTTGCTGCTTCAATAATACTGGGAATTTCGCTGCCTCCTCCTTCTTGTGGAGCAGGCTCAGGAGCAGGGGCAGGGGCAGGCTCAGGGGCAGGCTCAGGGACAGGAACGGCCTCAGGGATAGGCTCAGAAGCAGGAGGTTCAGAAGTAGGGGGCTCAGGAGCAGGGGTGGTTGCTCCGCCGCGTGCAGAAGCGGCTGCAGGGGAAGAAAAGAGGCTCGACAGTTTTGTCAAAGCGAAGATGCTCCCACCACCTCCAAAAACGGCTGCAATAACTGTCAACGTCGAAAATGCAGAACCGAGACTATTTGCTATAGATGCTTGCCATGGGGCTGGTAAATATTTCATAATATTGCTGAATGCTGGTATTAAGAGTAAGAGGGTTGCGCCAATCGACAGTGCTCCCATTGTACCATATTGCCGAATGTATTTGCCCGTAACAGAATCCTTTGAGGGCTTTTTTGTCGTAGCATCAATGGGTATAAAACCTATATCATTTGCCGTATGAACTTTTCCTTTAATTAATACTCCTTTCGAATCAACGAGGGAACTCAAGAACTTATTCAAGAATGGCCACTTGTACTTTTCATTATAAAAGTTGGGATTAAATACTTGAAGAATGCTGAAGACCATGAATGGATTTGCAAACTGGAAAATGGCCCCGTAGAATTTGAAGAAGGGTGACCAACTTCCAAAGTTGCGATATGTCAATAGTTGGCCGAAAAAGACAAAGCCGAGATTTAATACGGCCGTCACGGCAGCCCATGGAATCGAGTTTGAAACGAGCAAGTGAATTCCGTTAGAACCAAATGTAAAGGGAATCCCAAATATACCAGAGATTATTGCAACTACGATTCCCATTCCAGTTGTATCTGTAGAGCTATAAAACTGAGAAAGTATATATGGTAGTATCATTATTCCAGGGACAATACCTGTAAGAACTACATGATGCCACCATTCGAGTGGAAATCCGGCAGAAAAGAATTTTTTAACTACAGATAATCCTGCACTGTCTGCCATCACTACTGATACATCCGACCTAAATCTTGAAGAGCAGACCCGCAAAGCCATTTACGATTCGCAAAACATTGTGGTTTTTTGCATAAACGACGGCATGAGATTGTCCACGATTTGGTACATAGTTCGAATCCGTATTGGCCAAGTTTGCGTCTGGACGAAGATTCAGAATGAGATTCATATTATCTATGCGACTGGCATTCAGTGAACCAGATGGTTGCATTTCTTCTGGCCGGAGGGCGAAACTGTACATGTATATGAACTTCGTGACGTCCGTTGTAGAATGATATTGAAATGGCTGGACAAGTCGGAAATACCCTGCATCTCGCGTGTCGAATCTGTCAAATCCGTCTACCTGTAATTTCGCATCTTGGAGCATGTCTCGCACAAGTCCCGTTTCATACGATGACGTTGAGCCGAAATTAAAGAATTCGTGTGTAAGCGTCATAAGGTTGCGCTGAACAATCCAGAAGAGCTCGCGCAAGGGATGATTGAAATCTAGGCGAATATTCACCGTATTAATACCCTCCAGGATTGCGATTTTCGGTGTGTACTGTACTTGTTCAATGAGATATTCATGAGAAACAGAGACGAATCTTCGCCGCTCTTCCGTGTCGAGGAAGATATAGTCACCCCATGCTTGCAGCTCGACTATACTCACCGGATTTGGTTTTACTGTCGCACACGTGGCGGAAGTATCAGCCTGGATAATCAGGCTCGCCAGGTCACGGAGTTTCAGATTAATCCGGACTGGATGATATTGCATTGCCAGGAGGGGAAGGTAGAGCCCAGGATTTTTGGTAAACCAGAACTGGAGGGGAATATAGAGTTTTACGGCGCCATAATTATACCCCCCTACAGCACACCCCCCCTGTGGCACAGAAGGGGGCGCGAGATTCAGACCACTCACGCGACCAATCATGTTATTAAATGCATCCTGTTGCCCGGGCTGCATGGCGACTGTCGTCCAGAGTTCCATCCATTCTCCGGTCTGTTTGTCAATCTCCTGCTCACCAATCTCGAGGGAAATCTCTTCAATCAAGGCGTGCCCTATGGAATTCACATATGTGCCAGGGGTGCCATCCGACATGGTTACATAGGGGAGGGTCACTTCGAGTACGATAGGGCCGAGCAGGTCACCGCGGCGAGGCACGAGCGCCGTAATACGCTTCCCAAAATCGGGGTCACCGTCAAAATATATTTGTTGCGACTCGATTGCGAAATTCGTATAACGTCTATAGACCATCTTGAACCAGGTTATTTGGGGATTTCCAGTGAGGAATACATCCTGTTTGCCTTGAGCAACTAACTGTAATAAACCTCCACCACCTGGCATACTCTAGTCTAATGTGCGACTTATTCATTTAGATGGTAGACGTTGTGCATTTGACGGTACTTTTATTTTGGCACTTGACGGTAGAACATCATGAGCCAGAATCAAATAAATGCCGCAATATATTCCATTAATCCATTGACATCTCTACCCTACCCCACCCAATATATGCAGGTTGCAGATGGCCAGGGAAATCGGGTCTGGCAAGACGTATTTACCACAATCAGTACACAGGCCGGGCCAGGGGCGGGCTCAATCGGCTATTTACCATCGAGCTTTCTACGAGTTTATGGTGCAGCCTCTTCGCTTTCAACAATAATTGCAACAAGTTATTCCACGCTCTCTACGATGATTGGGGAGGGCGGAATACCGGGTAGTATAACTACGTTTCAGCTTCAGAGTACCGTGACCTGGGTGCAAAATACCGCCCAATATGTGAGCAGCGGCCAACTCGTCAGCAGTATGACACCCTTTTTGAACGGCTCCCTTTCATTCATGTCGAATATACAGAGCACGGTAAATGGCCTCGGCTCTGCACGCTACATTAGTTCTGCCGCATTTCAGAGTACTTCTGTAGGTGGATACAGGAATGACCTTTCAACCATGGTGGGCCTGGGAACCTTTGGCTACATCAGCTCCCTTTCCCTACAAAGCACTGTGCAGAATCTGGGACAGGCATCCTACATAAGTTCCCTGGCTCTTACGAGTACTGTGACGGGCCTCTTATATCCTGGGACGTCGCCTGGAGGGTCACTCGGTGTTGTCGTCACAGGAAGCTCTGACCCCCCGTTCCAGAACTTTAATACAATTGTGGGCCAATACTTGATAAATGCAAAGTATCTCAGTCAGTCCAATGCGCCCACTTATGGTGTAGTGATTGGGACAGACTTGCCGAGTACAACCCTTGGATTAATCTCCAGTCTTGGCTCGTATCGCTATGTGAGTACTGCGACCCTCCTGAGTACGAGTGCAGGTATTCAGGCGGCAAAACAGAATATTTTCATTGACCGTGCGGGAAATATGAATGTGACAAACTCCCAGGTGTTTATTTCTTCCGTTGGGGCAATCACCTTCTTGAGTTCCTTTGTGGAGTCTAGTATTCTCTATAAGGGGGGCAACGGTCTTATTGGAGGGACCGTCTCAAATAACTCCAATATCTCCTTTTCAACCGTGAATCTCCAGTTTGACGCCTTCTCTAGTTTCATTGTTGCGTCCAGCAAAATAACCGTGGAAGTCTTTCCTACTTTCCAATTTGATACACTCACGACCGGCTCCATCACATCGCGCGTATACCAGATGTCAACGTTCATTCAATATGGGGCAACTAGCCTGCCTCTTCTACAACATACTACACTCGTTGCTGGAACGACGGCAAATGACGGCTACTCCAACTTTTTCCAGCAGCCGATTAAATTCACCATCCCTGGGGCATCGATTGTGGGAACTTATGCCCACCCCTATGTCCTCTATCACACTGTATTAGGCGGCCTCTCGTATCAAACAAATGTGGGCTTTCGTTCTCAGAGTGTAAATAGTTTTTTTGCCTCTACAAACTCGTATTTCCTTACTGTCCAGAATCTTTCCTTCTAAGACAGAAGGTAGATGGCAGCGAGTTTACGTTCATATGATACGGATATTATAACTCTCCGACAAGTTGCTGTTCGCACTCCTACAAATGGCTTCATTCCGAATACATATATACTGATTTCAAATGGTGCGGGCGGGACTTCTTGGGGCCCAGTCAGTTCGATTCTTGCAGGCTCATATGACACTGTTTCTGACGTGCATGGGTCGACCTTGTCTGCCTATACTATTGGTCCCGCACTTCCTGTGAGTTCCATTGGTATTCAGGGACTCATGAATATTTCCGCCGACATCAAAATGAGTTCCCTTACGATTAATAATCAGGCACCAAATCTTCTTGTTGCACTCAATACCGTACCTGTGGTGTCTCGCCAGGCCGCCGCTGCCGTGCCGAACTCACAGAATATCACAATGTCTACGTCACAATCCACCCTGAAATTCATTGGTGTCGGTGACATACAGCTCTCAACAGTCACTGACTTGCGCGCGGTATTCTTCTCGATTAGTAGCTTTACTGCACAGGGTTACTCGGACCTTTCTGGTGAGGCACGGGCCTGGCGCGGGTTTTCCTACAGTACTACCTCGACTACCGCGGGTTATGCGAGTTTCATCAGTAGTATACCTTTTTCCACGTTCCATACCACGGACCCAGAAACAGGTGAAGGCTATGGTTGGGATTGGAGTCCGGCATTAGGCGCTGATATACCAATGTCTACAACAGAAGCATATCCCAACTATTACTCAACGGGCGACGTCTATTTCAGCACGGTGTCCTTCACGATGGCCCCGTTTCTCCGCTATATTCAGCCCAACTCGACGACAAAGATGTTTCTGGAAGTGAATCCTTCTTACTTTTTCCAGCGCATGTACTTGGGTACGAGTACGCCGCAGAACTTTATTAAGGAGTTTTCCACGTTCTTACAGTACGAGTCGCCGCGGACAGGTAGGCAAATCCTGGGCAAATCATCGCACGGAAACTTCCTGACTTCGCAGCAGTCGAATGCTTTTACGTCTAATTATTATAATACGGCAGTAAAACTGGAGATTGATACGGCGGTTCTTACTCGCAATGCGGCGATTGACGGCAACGCAGGGGCCTATTATACGCTGTATCACCGGATTCCTGGGGCCATGGCGAATCTGATTCCAGACGGCTACTGCGGTTATAATATTGGGCCGCGGGGCGGCTTCAGTAATAACACCATTGTTAATGTGGATAATCGTACCTCCATAAACAATGCCGTTTATCTACATCTGTATAATCAGTCAGGCAATGCACCACCGATGCCTGGACCATAAAATATTGAATAATAGTATACAAATGGGCATGGGATGGTCTCTTATATATTGCACAGTAGTGTTCTTCCTCTTGACTCCCGGTATTTTAGTGACCCTGCCCAAGGGTGGCTCTAAGATAGTTGTAGCTGCCACACATGCGTTTATTTTTGCTGTCATCTGTCATCTTTGCCGCCGTTTTGTAATGGAGAGGTTTCAGGATGTAGGAGAGGGCGAGGAAATGCAGGAGGGAGGTGAGGAAATGCAAGAGGGAGGCGAGGAAATGGAGTGATTTACTTTGACGGTAAATATTACCTAAGCCCTTAATATACAAATGCATATGGTTTCTTTTTTATACAGCGCTCTGCTTTTTTTTCTGCTGACTCCCGGTATTTTAGTGACTCTGCCCAAGGGTGGCTCTAAGACGGTTGTTGCTGCCACACACGCGCTTGTTTTCGCCGTTGTTTGCTATTTAACTCACAAGAGGGTGGTGCGCTTTTTTGCAGAGGGCTTTCAGGACATGAAGCCTGATGAGAAGAAGATGATGAACCACAGCGCATAATACCCGTGAAACTGGGAACTCGACCTTAGTAACCCCTCCCGAACTCATGTATTGAAGTGACTGTTGCGCTCGCCGAGTTAGGAATTAAAGGGAATCCCTCTCGCCGCCCTAGCTCTTCAGCCCACGGTTCTAACTTGCCTTTTACAATCGCAGTGGGCCTATAGGGCCATGGGGAAAGGTAAACTGCGTTTGACCACGGCCCGAGCCGAATCCAGCCAAGATGAACTTGCCGCCGTTCCTTGAAAAACTTCCAAAAGAATCGCTGACCTTCAGCATTCTCTGCGTAGTTCACACTTACTTCAATCTGCCGGCGCCTATCCGGCGAAGTGGAAGCCAGGGGAAACTCTTCTTCTAATTTCACACAGAGTGCCCCATACCACGCACAACAATCCTCGAGCCGCCACAGAGTCGCCTGGAATGTGAATCCATATTCATCCGTCTCTGGCAGAAGACCCCCCCAACTCTTCATGGATTTAAACACGGGCCCTTTTGCACCTGGACACGGCATTAAACGGACGCTCGCAATCACTCCATCTGCTCCCTCTAAAATCGCCAGTGCATCTACAATATGCCTAATATCTGGCGTACGATCGAGAAGAAAATCCTCCTGCATCGGTAAGACGTAGAGAAAACGACCTGTAAGAGCAAGGGCCTTGAGAGCCGCCGCACGACTTTCCAAAAATCCTGCCTCCACCACCTTCAAGGACAGGAGCTCTACACCATACTCTTTTGCCACTTGCTGACAAATGGGATGGTCAGGTTCCTCCGTTGCAAGTATAAGCGTAAAAGGAATGAAATCCGCGTATCTTCGTACAAGAGCAAAATGAAGAGGCAACATATAATAATATTTAGGTGTCGAATTCACTAAATATGCACAGTGTTCCATCTCCTAGAGCAAGGGCATTTGGCCTAAGGTAGGCGGGCGTATTTAAGATAGAGGGCTCCATGCGCGCAAGACATCCTTTAACAGGTAAAGAAATCCGGATTATTTCTATGGACACACCGGTCTCGAGGGACCGTAAAACTCTGGTCTGGCTTGACGCCCCCCCTGAGGGTCATCCTAACCTTTGGTCACGTTTTGATATAGGCACTACTTCTGTAGAGGCTGCGCAACTACTAGCTTCGGCCGGCTTTCATGTAGAAGTTGTTATATGCCTGGGTGCAGAAGAAAAGACAGCAGAATGGCTCCTTACTTCCGCGGCAGCAGAAACACGTATTATTGTCGTACCCAAGACTCTTATTAAATATATTGGATACGCGAAACTTGTCTCCATTGGCCTGAAAAATATGATGTGCCTGGATGAACTGAGTGGACTCTACCCTTTTATTGGGGATACGTGGGATGGCACGGCGAATGATGCAAAAGTAATGTTGGCACTCATCCTCCATTTTAGCAAGACGTATCCTGTAGAACCTTCATCCCGCCGCACATACTCCTTGAAACTTGGACCGACTCTTGTGCAGCCGCAACCCCTGTGGCTCGTAACACAGTATTATCGCCCAGCCAAAGTCCAGAGGCGGCAGGAGATTGACCTGTGTCTAAAGAAGAATATAGCGTGTAAGTTTATTGACCGCGTGGTACTGTTGAATGAGAGTGAATATTTTGCTAGTCCGTCGCAAGGCGAGTTTGCTTCTGAAAAAATAGAGGAAATCGTGATAAAGAAGCGGCTCACGTATGCAGAAGTGATTCGCTGGATTTACGAGAAAGCTCCTGCCGACATTCTTGTGACGTTTGCAAATGCGGATATTTATTTTGATGATGCATCCCTGCGTCTTCTATGGTCGACGGATTTACAGGATGTCCCGAAATTCCTCGCCCTTTTGCGTTGGGACGATGTGCCTGGAAAGCAGCCGGTTCTCTTTGGTCCTCGCGCGGATTCCCAGGACGCCTGGTTCATCTCTTCTACTGCAGTAAAAGCAGTACAATGGGACTGGAGCGCCCTCGACTTTCCCTTTGGAAAGGGCGGATGCGATAATGCAATAACTGTAGAGATGTTCAAGAAACGTTTCTTAGTTTCCAATCCGGCCATGACATTGAAGACGTATCACGTACACAGTAGTGGGGTGAGAACGTATGACCCGCGTGATATTGTTGATAAGCCAGCCTACCTCCATATTGAGCCAACTGGACTTCATGATATGCGCCCTATAGTAAATCTGGAGACTGTGGGGACACTGGTTAAAATGACCGCTGCCCCATTCACTCGTCGTATTTCTGGGCCCCTCACAGATTTGCAGCGACGCACTTTTTGCGCGATGATTAATCGGAAATTCGAGAGTAAAATCCATTTGCTGCCTGATGGGGATAATACATGGGCTCCTTCTCCCACGAACTTATATAAGCTAAAGGATGTCTTTCAGACAAAAGAGGGGCTGGTGTATACGTACGATTCGATTCTCTTGGGAAAATCGACTGCATCTAAACGGGCGTGGTCAACATGTCAACTAAGTACCCTCTCGACATCCATCAAAGTGGGAAACACTGTTATTGCACCGCTTCCGAGTGAAATTATGGCGGACAGGGGGCGTTACACGCTCGAGTACTTGTCAAAGGTCTTTCTTATGCGAGAGCTTAATGGTGGTACGTGTGACGGATTCTGGTGCACAAAGGAGAAGGAAATGGTGGAAATCCTGCATCTTTTTTCCTGGCCAAAGAAGCAGATTCCTGTACTTGCGCATGATGAGGGGCAGGCATGGTGTGAAGAGGGCCTCGTGTGGCCGTATCAGGATACATTTGAGACGTTTGTGAGCATGGAGGAAGTAAATGCCTTGCGGGCGGCAGTGGCACTGGGGTGGAAGGAGGTTGCGGATGTGGACTATTATGTTGCGGTTGTCGATGGAACGTGGATTACAGAGGAGATTGTCGAGAAACTGGAGGGGAGGGCGCGTATCAAGTGTATCTGGCCTGGTAGAACGAGCCTGGAGGTCTATATTCGGACTCTGATTGGCGCAAAGGGTCTCGTGGTGTTTGATAGGTCGTATACGAGTTGGGTATGGGCTTTACCGCGTGGTGCAGAGGTATGGGAGATTCAATCGGAGATGGACCCTTCTTTTGCGTGTCTCCATGCAAGTGGGGCAGCAGGGCTAGACCATAAACTCGTTATTGTTCCAAAGGGAGCTCCTGCGGCAGTGGATTTGGCTGCCCTAGAGGCAAAGCTTCTTCCTGTTGCCGCTGTCACCGCTGTCGCTCCTGTCGCCGAAAAAACAGTGTATGACCTGTATATGCCAACAGACACCACTGGCTTTTTTGGGCATGCTGGTGACTCTTTTCGTGAGATGGCACGGCTCTGGGATAAGCGTGGATATGTTCGAGTACATGAGGCGCCTGTAAAACAGATTTGGTTGGGTAAGCTGGGTGATATTCTCCTGTATGACCGACCCAACTATGATTGGTTGAATGCCGCGCCGGCCGCAGAGTCTACATGGAAACTGGGTCTTTTTGGTAATCCTGCCCCGCTCTCATCCCCGTTTCCTACAAAGTCTTGGAGTTTTTGGCCGCGGCGCCCAGAACTTGTTGAAGAGATTGTTGCGGCTGGACTGCCGGCGCGTTCATGGGAGGCTCGACCACAGCTGGCTGTCTTTTATGGGCGCTCTGAAAATGGAGTACAGCTTTCCCGGAGAAAGGCCTATGATTGGTCGACTGCCTGCAGTGAGTTTGTTCATCTAGAGGGGCTCAAGCCGTATCCATTCTCACAGAAGGAATATTTGGAACGGCTGACACTTGCTAGGTACGGCCTCTGCCTTGCAGGATATGGGTTCAAGTGTCACCGAGAGATTGAATGTATGGCGATGGGCTGTGTACCCCTAGTTGCAGCAGAAGTGGACATGACAAACTATGCAGAGCCTCCGCAAGAGGGGCTTCACTACATACGAGTAGAGAAGCCCAGCGATGTCGAGGATGTCGTGAAAAAAATCGATGCAGACCAGTGGTCACTTATGTCAGTGGCATGCCGTGATTGGTGGCGCAGAAATGCATCTGTAGATGGTATGTGGGAACTTACTGAAAAGCTGTGCTCGACGGTCTAAGTTTTAATAAGAGTAAGGTCAAAGAGGGTGGGGCAATTGTCCCTGCGGTCATCTACAAATAGCTCTATTCTTCCATGTAGGCCAGGTGGAATCGTAGTGGAAAGAAGTCCTAAAATCCGCAGCTTTTGGCGAATCACCTCCATCTGTGTCATGTTTGCATAAGTTCCCTCTAGAGACTCGGCGTTGACCATATTAAACTGTGGATGTTGTTGCATTCTCTGTGAGAGGTGGGTACTAAGGGCTGCAAAGTATTGTTCTAATTCCTCCATCAGTTCGGGTCCATTGGTAATATGTAGGTAGGAGGGGACGCACAGGGATGTGATTGGCATAGAATACCAGTGCTCCTCCAAAGTTTGGCCATGTCCTGGCCATAGAGGATTTCGCTTCTGTTGCATTACACTAAATCGGAGCTGTGCCTCTTTCACGTTTGCATAATAGGGGTGATTTATATCAGGGTCCGTCCAAACCATGCCTGGACTAAGAGAATCGCGCTTGGCCAGTTCCAGGATTTGTTGTGACCATTGTCGCTGGTCTTTCCATTTGGACGTCAAGACGGGTGCGAATGTCTCTAATACCTTATAGAAGTCTTCGTAGGGGAGAATAAGACCACCTATCCCGAAAACATGCCGAGCTATGCCGTCATGTTCAAGGAGGTTAATGTATTCCATGAGGGGAAGTGATGGAGTGTTTCCATGATAGTCGGAACTAATCTTACGAAATCGTTCGCGAAAGACATAGCGAAAATCACACATTTGTTGCTCATTATTTACATCTAAGATGCAGAGAACCTGGTCGGCCCCGAGAGCCTCTATATTTTCGCCAAGGCTCCCGTCAAAATCGTAGCCTTTGCATACGAATACCTCGTAGTTTGTTAGACGTATGACGTCGGGTACGCCATTATGTACGCAATCTCCAGCCCATAACATAAGACTCGGCCCATGTCGTAGGTTGAGTCTTATGTCTGAAAGGTCGGTAGGGGTAAGTTCACCACTCGTAAAGTTTAAGACTTTACCTGGCATTTTGCGCGTGCTTTCAGTAAATAGGCTGGCGGCTTCAATTTTTTAGTTACAGGGGGGATAGGTTTAAAAGGAAGCGGGTCCGTTCTATATGTACCAATTGGCATCCAAGGAAGCGGATTAATAAATGCTGGTTTACTCATCTAATGTATTTTTCAAAAATATTTTGCCCCACGGCAATTTTTTAGACTAGCATTTCGACTTAACTCGGCATTTGACGGTATTTATGTCTCTACATCGGAATCTGGAAATGGTACAATAGCCCCATCTTTCAGGCGACCAATATATTTAAACTTGAGGTCGTAGACTTTTCCTTTGGCCGAGTTATAATACAATGACCTTCCATCGAGTGTAAGAGGAGTTACTTTTACCGTGACAGTTTCTGTCACTATAAGAGGAAATCCTGGGGCAACTTTTGCAATAACTGTTTCTCCCCGTAGCGGTGCCGGCTTAATATTGATTTTTCGTTTCGACGGAACAGCAGGGGTGGCAAGAGTTGCATCTAGAGGAGTATCAGTCGCCGCCTTCTTAATATTGATTTTCCGTTTACGAGCAGGAGTGGCGGCAGGAGGAGTGTCAGTAGCAGGAGTGTCAGTAGCTGCCTTCTTAATATTGATTTTCCGTTTAGGAGGCGGGGGTGGTTCAGCAACTGCTTCTGCCATGACAACATCTGCAATAGGAATCTTCTTTCGAGGTCTACCAACTTTCTTCTCACTTTCCATTGTATGCATGAATATATGCGCACCCCCTAATAAATTTTACCGTGTTGTTATTTAGCTCACATGATTCTACTAGCGCCTTTTCGAAATATAAGCAATAAGGCATATACTCGCAACTAGCAGAACAACTGTTCCAATCCGCGTACGTTCACCATAAGATAATCTCTGAAGAGTTTGTTCAGAGTCGGAAAAAATATTCGAGTAATCAACATTGATTCCTCGAATATCAGAGGGTGACGGTCTCTGAATAGCAATAAGTGGACTGACTGTCGCAATCTGGAAGACGTCCCTAAAATATACGTCGATTGGACCATGTTTATCTGCATTCCACTGAAGAGCTACATCATAGTTTCTAGCACAAATAATATAAAAATGTAGAGCATATGCGTGTTCAATAAGAATAATATCATTTGTCAAATGCTGAGCAGGCCCGTGGACTTGTGTCGGCCCTCCCAGAAAAGCGTCCCATTTGTCTTGGGTCTTCCATAAGTCATTGCAAAGAGCCGGCCATCTATCTGCAAATCCTGCAGCAGGTGTACAATCATCTTCCACGATAAGAACCCAATTATATCCACGACGTTTGGCTTCTCTAATTACCGAGACGTGTGACGCCCCGCAACCTCTCCAGCCCTCACTATGTCGGGTTGCAGGAAACCGCTGTGGTGTTATTCCAGACCCTTCAAAGGCGAACTTAGTTTCCTCCCACCGATCCGAGCGTTCATCTAGATT